TCAATGCGCCAGTGGCGGCCGGGTAGTCGACCAAAATGGCGCTGTGGCCGTAAGTCAAGCTGCTTACCAGTGCCCGGCGGGCGTACTCGTTAATGCTGGAACCCAAGCCGTCGATGTTCTGGGCCAAGTCCAGCCAATACTGGTCGCCTTCGATGTGGATAGGCTTGCGCAGGATCGCGCCAGCGGCGGTCTCGATTAGGCGGCTGGTGTAAGGGCTGAGGACGCTGCGGTCGACGCGGGTGGTGTAGGCGTCCTGGTCTTCGCGGGGTTCCTGCGGCAGGTAGGTCTCGGCCAGGTCACGGATGTAGTTGGTGCCACGGGTGACGGCAGCCATTACGCCCCAGTCCGGCATCATGGCGATGACGTCGAGGCTGCGGACGAAGGGGGACTCGCTGACTACAGCGCCAGTTGGGGGGATGTTGGCGCTGTAAACCACGGGTTGCCTCCTACTTTGTACCTATTTTGGCACTCTGGGTCACCACTTTTCGCGGTTTGCCCAAAATGCGGCTGACATTTTGCCCTTAGCGATATTTTTAGCGTGTCGCGCCTTGAACGATGCCCTTCTGGCCTTGTCCGCTGCTGATTCTCCTTTTTGTGCTGGTGAGCCAGACACGCCCTGCTGACCGAAACGGATAAGTTTTACGGTTGAGCCCTCCTTAGCCAAAACGGCGTGGGACTTTTTGGGGTGGTTGGGGGTGCGCTTGGGTTGGTTATAACCCGAGAATTTTTCGCCGCGATACTCAATCATCTTCCTCTTCCTCCTCAACTTCGTCATCTACATCAACGAGGACTTCAACTCCAGTGAAGACATTGCCCATGAAGCCTGCGAATAGCGTGGCGTCCTGGGGAGTTCTGAAGCTGAAGGTGACCTCGGACCTGCCGGTGTCCGCATCGACTTCGATGAACGTTGGGTAGCCGTGGATGGTGTGGATTGTCATTACATCGCTCCAAGTTTGGCGGAGATTGTTGCCGTGGTATCGCTGGTAAGGGTGAGAAGGTGGACGCGCAGGAAGCGGTTGGGTTGGTTTTGGATGTAGTACATGATTGTTTCGTTGTCGGTGATGGTGTTGGTGCCAGCGTGTTTGGTGGTGATGGTGAGGTGGCCCCAGTTGATGCCGTCGAGGCTGCCGTCGAAGTCGAAGACGGCCTGTTTGCCGCCACCACTCAGGCCGGAGACGGTGATTTGGACGGCCCAGTTGCGGGCGACGGCTTCATTTACAGGGAAAAAGCCGACCGTGGTGCGCGAGCCGAGGTCGTAAACCGTTAATTCGCCGTCATAGACGATGCCGCCGTCGAGTGCCATTACTTCTTACCTTTTTTGGCGGTTTTGGCGGATGCCTTGAAAGCGGCGGCGGTGGGGGCGCCTTTTGCTCCAGGCTTACGCATCTTCTCGCCACTTCCGGCGGCGATACGTTTGCGCTTGGCGGCGATATTTGCGTACAAACCAGGCTTTTTGGCGGGCATCTGGCGTTAGCCGTAGTTACCACACACGATAGTTGGTCTTGCCCATGGATTCCGGCTTTGCCAGGTTGAAGACCTGCAGACACAGGTAGCCGAGGGCGTCGAAGGCGTGATCCACGCCCAGGTTTTTGTTGGGGAGGCCCGTGTTGGGGGCGTAGGTCAACGTGCGAAGGGATTTTATTAATTCTTTACATCGCGGGTGGATGAAGAGGCGGCGGGTGCCCGATGCGTCGAGGAGGGCAGTGTTGACGCAAGTGATCTTGTCGCGGATTTTCCAGGGGGAGCGCGGGCTGGAGACAGTGAAGCCGGATTTGCGGAGGATGTTGTGGTCGGTGGCGCCAACGCCAGAGGTTTTGCGGGCGCCGCCTGTTGGGTCGGGGCACGCGATGATGCGGCGCTCCACGCCGTAGCGGTTTTGGACCTCTTCGCAGAAATCCCAGGTGGTGGCGCCACCGGTCATGATGATTTCGTCGAAAACCCACAGGACGTCGCCCTTTTTGACGGCGCAAATGCCTGACATGGGGTCGATGTTGAAGTCCACCCCCAGCAGCAAGGGCAAAACTGGTAGGTCTTGGACGATCTTGTCGATGTTGTCGTCCGAGAAGGAGACCGCGACGAGACCGCTGAGATTCTCGAAGCTGGCCTCGAATTCTTGGCGGAAGGTGCGGGCGTCGAGTTGGGCGCGGGCGGCTTCGATTTCGGCTGCTGGGACGTTATCGCCCTCAATCGTGGTGAATTGCCACCGGGCCCAGTCCGGATCGTCCTCCTCGCAGTAACACCAGAGGTCGTAAAACCAGCTCGCGGTTCCATCTGGGGTGGAGATGAAGAGGGCCCATCCCTGTTTGTCGGCAAGGGCGGGGCGGATCACCTCGAACCAGACCTCGGAGTCCATGAAGGCGGCCTCGTCCAGCACCACGCCCGCCAAACTCCGGCCTCGCAGGGCCATGGCGTTCTCGGTGCCCTTCAATTCGATGGTGCTGCCGTTCACCAGCTCGATCTTGAGGTCGGTCTCGTTTTTGCTTTTGACCCAGGCTTTTGGGACGAGGCGTTTGAGTAGCTTCCACACGATGTCCTTCGCCATTCGGTAGCTGGGGGCGCAGTAGAAATAGGTTTCGCCCGGGCGTTCGATGGCTCCACGCAGAAGTTCGACGCAAGAGAGGTAGCTCTTGCCGAATCGGCGACCGGCGACGAGGACGCGGAATCGGGTGCGGCTTGCGAAGACTTCGCCCTGTGCGTGGCGAAGACTGACAGTGTTATCGCTCATGCGGACTACCCTACTGCAATAGAAGGTAGTGGGTGCATATTTTTTGGGCCGGCGCGTTCCAGTCGCTGGAGAATCGAATCCCTACCCCGTGGCTGTGTAACAGAAGAGAGAAATGGGAATGTATCAGTAGGTTCCCAGGGCCCCGCACACGCGCTAAATGTTACGAACTGTACCCCCTTGAGTATAGCTAACCGCGCCGCCTTAAGTGTAAAGGAAGCGCGGCCGTGCTAGTCATACAAACCTAGTCGAATCCGTAACCTGTCGATGTGATCTTAAAGTTATAAAGTTCGGGTCGGGTTGCTCTCAACCTGTCGACCAAGTCTTGAGCCTCCCAGATACACTCTTTGATCCAACCTTCACCGACAACGGTACCGTCAGAGTATCTGTAGTCTGCAGTGATGCGGTGAACTGTGAACCGGGCCATGGTGGGGCTCCTGCGGTGTGGTGTTGACTAGTCAATTGTAGCACAGAACAAGCCAGCTACCAGGAAGCCGGCGGCCAATGGGAGGAAAGCTGTCGACGTGGCAGCAACTAGCAGACAAGCGGCGATGATGCGAGACATGGTGGTTCGGGATTGTACGGTTTGGCGGTGAGAATAGCGGGATCAGCTGGCAACACTGGCCGGTAGGGTCCCACGCTTGCGACGGCTGAGACCCTCCGAAGGGAAAAGCGCACTAACAGCTGCGGAAGACGAGCCAATCACCGCCGCCCAGATCATGCAGCCGGTAGCCATCACCTAATACAAGTTCACGCCATGTAGCGTCCCAGTCGATGCAGGTAAAAGGCCACCTAGTGTTAGCCGCTGACAAGTCGCCGCAGTCTTCCGCCAATGCGGCTGCATAATCAGCGCCGGCCCGTTCCTCGCTCCAGCCTTCGGCGCGGCCTTGGTAGGAGTCTTCCAAGTTGTCCGGGTCAATCCCGTCTGCCTCCAGCTCGGCAATCAGCGCCGCCCAACCGGTCGGATCATCCACATCCAAACCTAGGTGCTCCAGGGCTTCCGCCCAATCTTCGGTCAGCCAGAATCCAAAACAGGCGCCGTCACCTTCGGATGCACCGAAGTAGAAGCCGGTGGGTGCCAACTCGCCCAGTCGATCGAACGCCCAATCAACGGCGACGCTCCAAGGTTCACAGTGCTCGGGCCCCACAACGTCGGAAGCGTAGGAAGCGCATTGCTGCAGGTCTGACCGGAACGGCTCCGGCACGTCTTGCCCGAGCTGGTCAAAAGCGCCCAGGTAGGCGTCGGCAAGGTGATCGAGTCGGAGCGTGTCAGTGCTCACGATCCAAGGAAAGGACGCGAGCTGTTCGGCGGTGTAGTGGGTCACGGGGGTTACCTCAGGGTGGGGTTAACTGTGCAAGATTAGAACCGGATCCGGCAGTCTGTCAAGCCAGTGCCGGAGCGAGTGGAGAGCTGGAGCCATCGGGCCACGGATACGACTCCCGGCGCCATTCCTGCTCTGGTGCTAGCAGCGGCAGTCCGGTGAGCTCCCGGAGGTCGGCGAGGTCCAGGGCTTCGGCCACCCTTGACACGCGGATGTAGAAACCGTGGCAGCTCTCCTCCTCCCAGTACTCGTTGGCAGAATCCGCGCAAGCGTAAAAAAGTTCCAGCAGACGAGAATCCAGATTCTCCACTGCCTCCAGCTTGACCTCGGCCCAGTCGGTCTCCGAGTCTTCCGGAGCGTACTGATCCAGCGCGGAGACTACGACAGCTCTCCACTCCGAAGCGGCCCAGCTCTCCCACTCCTGTTGTTGGCACTCCAGTTCAAGTTCGGAGTGGTCGGACTCGTCGAGAATCGGATACGACTCCAGGGCCTCGATGCTCTCCAGCATCTGATCCGTGATAAAACGGAGATCCAGCGCAATCCCATCGGCGTCACCGTCAGCACGTTCCAGCTCTACGGGGAACTCTGCGCGGAAGACGCGGGCGTTGCTCCGGTAGTGTGATGGGGCGTCGTAGCCGCCGGGCCAGCTGCGGTCATCGTTGAGGCGGTCGGGGCTGAAAAGCAGTCGGCAGTTAGTCCACCGCTGCTCCAGGCACTCCTTTAGAGCTGCTTCCGGGGTGCGGATACCGAAGCACGGCAACCGGTCAACGTCGTATCCGCGTTGGTCTGCATCGCGCCGGTCCAGAATCCAGACTCCGGCGCATCCGTTGAGTCGCTCCAGTCGGTCAGTCAGTGTGGGGTGCATGGCATGGTGTGCCGATGTGTTTGCCCAGTATGGGCCCCAGTGCCGCCCATCTCCTGCCGTTGTTGTGCAAGTTTACAAATCGGCTGGGAGGGGTTGCGCCTGCTGCTATTGTGCAAGGGTTCATTAGGCCTACCCGCCATGGCAACCCCAAACCAAGCGGTGAGCGTCACGCTTGCCGCAGAACACTGGCTCCGGATTGAGCAAGCCCTATGGGCTGCAGAATCCCAGCTCCACCGGACAGGTAATACACAACACGCGTGGCGCTACCACCACACCCGCCAGCTGATCCAGCACGTAACCGCAGGCTGGGATCACTCCGGTGGTTTGGAAGTTCTCCACGCTTGGGAATCCGACTCATGAGCGGTGGAGAGTGGAACACTAGGCGCGAGCTGAAACAACAAGCCGCCGACGCCCGCGAACTGTTGCGCGAACAAATCAGGCTAGAGAAACGACAGCTCCGGGATCTGCGCTATTGCGCGGAACGGTCAACCCTGACCCAATCCGATTGGGCCGACTTCTTAAAGCTGCACCAGCAGCACGGTAAAGAAGGTCTGCGCCAGCTATGGGAGGATCTGATCCCGTACTGGGAGGTCTGCCAGCGCCTCAACGGGGGCGCCCCATGCCCGCCGGATCTGTGGCCTGACTGGGCCAGCCAAATTAAGTGCAGAAAAAACGCGCATCCGGAACGGACACGCCCGACCACCAGAAAGGCCCCAGGCTCACCCCGTAAGCCCCGCACCGATAAGGGCAAACCCCGCGCAACCTACAAGGCCCGCACCTAGGGCCCCAGTCGCAACCCCCGGGGGTCCGCACCACGCCGGACCCCTTTCTGCTGTCCCAGGGTAAGACTCGTGCGACTCGCAGCGAGACTCTCCCGCAGGTCCCAGTACCCGTAAGGCCTGGGCCTCCCAGGCTGCGACAAAACCGCTACACCTACACCTACGTGATACGTAAGCGTGCAAATGTACCAGGCTTGCATGACTTTTCAGCCTATGAATGGGCTCCAGTCATGAATGCGACTTGGCGGCCTTGAATGCGATTCCAGGTCTTGAATGGCTTATGAATGGCCCCTCAGTCCTTGCTGCGCTTGTCCTCGACTGTGATGTTCAACGTTGGCGCTTGATTAGCAGCCTCCTCCACACTGCCCTCGCCCATTGCACGTCCCAGGCTGTCAAGCAGTTGTGCGACCACCTGGAAGTTGCCGCGCTTGAGGGCTTTCTTGATTGTATGCATCCGCATGTTGTTGACCTGGTTGAGGAATTCAGCTCGCTCTCCAGCGAAATCCTCCTTCATTAACTTCTTGGCTTCTGCAAGATAGTTTTCTGCCTGACGGTAGCTGACACCGTAACGAGTGGAAAGTTGGCAGGCATTCTCCCTGTACGATCCACCCTGAATCATCAGCATGTAGGCCGCGTTGATACGCTCCAGCATCTGGGCATCGTTAATTGGGCGGCCCTTTGAATAGCGATTCTCAGCCCGAGTGAATGGCGAAACAGCTCCAGTCCGCTTCTCGGGCTTGACACCACCGTCAATCGGTTCGATGTCTTCGTTCTGGCTAATGTCGTCGATCACGGCTGCGACAGTCACAAACTGTTCGACTCCAGTGTATAGCTACTTTGAGTCGAGGGCGTCAGCCCGAGACGTGCGGCAGTTGGAAGTATTGCTCCACCCGCCCCAGGAATGAATCCTTAGCCCAGGCTAGTTCATCTGTACTAAACACGAACACGTCTGGCTTGCCGCACCTGCGGGCCAATACCACGGCTGCTCCAGACGGCTTGAGGCCGGTCATGTGCTCCAGTCCCAGTGCGTAGGCACCGAGTTGGTCGAAGTATGAATGGCCCCTGCCGATCTCCTTGCGTCCCACGCTGGTCTTCCAGTCCGCGACAATCAACCCTGAATGGCCCTTGAGGCTTACCAGTGCGTCGCAGGTTCCAGCGAAGCCGGCGGGGTGGTGGATGCTGAATTCGCTGGCGAAAATTTCTGTGACGTTTTCAGCGATCCAGCCGGACAAGCCACGGGCATAACCTGAAGCGCTCCAGCCGACTTTGGGGACGTTGGGGTGGACTTTGCTGAGGGCCCACTCCGTAATCTTGCTGGGGATGCGGGCTAGGCCCTGGTCGTCCCAGTGAATGGCGTTGCGTTTGTTTGCAGTGCTACGTGCTAGGCGTTGTGAAGTTTTGAGAAGATATTCAGCCTGTGAATGGGCCATGTTGCCGCGATTCGCAGCAACGTCCCGTTGTTGAGAAGCCTCGGCCTCCCCCAGTCGTGCGACCCAGCGATCCAGTCCGGTAGTGTCGCTGGTTTCCTTAAGAATATGTGTGACAGAAGAGTACACATTACCTTTATCGTCCCTGTAAACCCTGTAGGGTCCCGAATTATCCTGTACCAGTTTTCGATGTCTTAAACCAGCGAGAGTGTCTTGTGTGTTGGACATCGAAGATACTACTTCCCTCTTGGATTCTACTACCTGTGTCAACTAGCTGCTCCAGGTGAGGCCATGTCGCCGAAATGCAAAACTGCTGCGTCT